TATGTGGAAGTCATTTCTTCAAATGATAACTATCATCCACTTCTTACAACTACCGTAGCAGTCTACTTAAGACCTTTAGATCACCCTGAAGGGTATATTATTCCAATAAGTCATGACGAAGGATTAAATCTAACAAAAGACTGTGTCTCTGACATATTAAAAGAATACACAGCACTTTATACATTTGATAAGAAAGAATTGATGTACCACTTCATATTACCTTCTGTCATAGATCTTTCCTTGCTTCATTCAATGACTTCTTACAATAGGCTAGAACTTCCAAGATCTAACTCAACTTGTAATTGGTACTATAATCGTTTTCATGATTTTAAAGAAATAAATGCCATAATTCCAATATCAAAATTATTTGAGAAGTGTGAAGAGAATTATAAGTCTTTAGGGAAGATATTGCATATTGCAATACCCAATGGCTTTGATTTCTATAATAAAACTGCAACGTCTGTTTTCTTTATGATTGAGAGAGCTGGTTTGAGAATAACCTATCAATCTTTCTTAGAATTATTTAAACCAAACAATCCTGTTTATAGTATTGATAACAATATCATTTATACTTCGTATAATTTATACAATACGACTTCTCGTCCAACAAATGCTTTTAATTCAGTAAATTTTGCAGCAATACCAAAAGCACCTGAATTTAGAAAAGCAATCATTCCTCAAAACGATGTATTTGTAGAAATGGACTTCGATGGATACCATTTAAGGCTATTATGCGAGCAAATAGGTTATGAATTAACAGATGAGTCAGCTCACGTTCAATTGGCAAGACTCTACTTCGGTAAAGATGAAATAGCCGAAGATGAATATGCAAAAGCAAAACAAATTAACTTCCATGCCATTTATGGAAAGATTCCACCTGAGTATGCTTTCCTGGAAATCTTTGATAAAATTCAGAATTATATAAACGGTCTTTGGAAGCAATTTAAAGAACAAGGATATGTAGAAGATCCAATATCAGGAAAAAGATTTACACAAGATCTTCCAGACATGCATCCGCAGAAGCTTATGAATTATATGATGCAAAGCTTGGAAACCTCAAGAAATATTCTTATATTAAAAGATGTGCTTATGTTTCTTCAAGATAAGAAAAGTAAACTAGCACTTTACACATACGATGCCTTTGTATTTGATTTTGACAAAGAAGATGGAAAAGAGACGTTAGAATCTCTAGAAAAAATAATGAATCAGGGAGGAAAGTACCCTATAAAATTCAAATACAGTAGTAACTTAGTTTTGTAAAATAAAAACATATTTATAAATGATACAAATAGATGTAGCGCCAACAATGTTCGATTACGATATCGAATCAAATTACAATTACGCTGACATGAGCAACAAACTTTTCTGTACATTCTCCTCAGAAGAAAATCTTGAGGAAATATTAAGTACGATACAGGGCAAATACAAGATCATTTATAATAAAATTTTCGTTCTTTATTCAAAGAGCCAAGATGAATATATCTGTACATATAACGTAGAATTCGGAAACGTTTCTAATTTCTTAGAAAATACTATTCTAGTTCATAGAAAAAAAGAATCAAATACCCTATACACAATCAATTCACTAAATCGTCTAATTGAATCTCTAAACGGAGGAGTATTAGATACAAACTTCAGAGTTGAATGGAATGACTATCAAAACTGTATACTTTTAACAAAAGGAGCAGAACTAAAAAGAGTCAATACAAAATTATTTAGAATATTAGAATTATAGTTGGAATAACCAATTATTTTTCTTATCTTATATAAATAAAAGTTTTAATTAAAAATCAGTTACATTATGGATTTAAACGCAATTAAATCAAAGTTAGCCGCTTTAAATAGTGGTGGAAATCAGGACCGTGAGAAAGTAGACTTCGACAAGATCTATTGGAGACCGGCAAACGGAAAATCGACTATTAGAATCGTACCTTCGGCATTCAATGCTGCAGATCCTTTTACAGAGTTGAAACTACACTATAACATAGGAAAATTCCCTATGATGTCTCTTTCAAACTACGGAAAACAAGATCCAATTGAAGAATTCGTAAAAGAATTAAGAAAGACTTCTGATAAAGACAACTGGTCATTATCAGGAAAGTTGTCTCCTAAATCTAGATTCTTTGCTCCTGTTGTTGTAAGAGGAGAAGAAGAAAAAGGAGTTCGTCTTTGGTCATTCGGAGTTAACATCTACAAAGCATTACTTGCTTTAGCAGAAGATGAAGACATTGGAGACTTTACAGATGTAATGAGTGGATGGGATATGGTTGTAGAAAATACACCAGCAGCAGGACCAGGTCAATTCCCAACTACTACGGTTCGTATCAAACCAAAACAAACAGTATTATCAGATGATGATAGTAAAGTAAACTCTTGGTTAAAAGATCAACCAAACGCTTTAGAAGTACAAACTCAGTACGACTACGAATACATCAAGAAAAAATTACAAGAGTACCTTAACCCAGGAGAAGAAATAGCTTCAGCAGCTCCAGTAGCAGCAGAATCAATTGCACCAGTATCTACTCCATCAGCAGTAGCTGAACCAACTGACTTAGATAGAGCTTTAGGAAGTAATAAGACAGACTTTACTTTAGAGACTGCAGTTGAGGGTAACAAAAGTACAGTAAATAAATTCGACGATTTATTCAACTAAGAAATGGCAGTTAAAAAAACAGCCCCTAAAACCGCTAGCGAGATAATCAAAGGCGGTTTCAGTCTTGATAATTTTAAAAAGAACAAAGGGTTTAGTAACTCTTCTGTAAAATTTAAAGAACAAGACTGGTTAAAAGTTTCAGATGCTTTCTCAGAAGTAACATCCCTTAAAGGAATTCCTATGGGACATATTACTCTTTTAAGAGGACATTCTGATACAGGTAAAACTACTCTATTACTAGAAGCAGCAGTAGAGGCACAAAAAAGACAAGTACTTCCGGTATTCATTATTACCGAGATGAAATGGTCATGGCCTCATGCTCAAATGATGGGTCTTCAAGTTGAAGAAGTTGTAGATGAGGAAACTGGAGAGATTGTTGATTATAAAGGATTTTTCTTATACGCAGATAGAGGTACTTTAAATACCATTGAAGATGTAGCAGTTTATATCCTAGACTTAATCGACGAACAAAAGAAAGGAAACCTTCCTTACGATTTATGTTTCTTTTGGGATTCAGTTGGATCAGTTCCATGTGAATTATCAGTAAGATCAAATAAGAATAATAACGAATGGAATGCAGGAGCAATGTCTACTCAATTTGGAAATAACGTAAATCAAAAGATTATGTTATCAAGAAAAGAAGCAAGCAAGTATACAAACACATTAGTGGCTGTAAATAAAGTTTGGACTGCAAAACCTGAACATCCAATGGGACAGCCTCGTTTGGAGAATAAAGGAGGAAAGACAATGTGGTATGACTCAACAGTTATTATTACCTTTGGAAACATTACAAACTCAGGAACAAGTAAAATCAAAGCCGTTACAAAAGGTAAAGAGTTTGAATTTGCTAAACGAACTAAAGTTCAGATAGAGAAGAACCACATTGATGGTATCCAATCAAGAGGAGCAATCATTATGACAAGTCATGGATTTATTGCCGACGATAAGAAAGCAATTGATAACTATAAAGATACTCATAAAGGATCTTGGGCTAATACTTTAGGGTCAACAGACTTTACAGTAACAATCGAAGCCGAAGTAGGAGAAGATGTAAGAACTGATATGGAAATGCTCGATGAGTAATTATTTAGATATCCTAAATAAAATCGAACAAAAACCAGACAGAAAACTAAACGACCATGTTTTGATTGTAGATAGTATGAATACCTTTATAAGGTCTTTTGCAATGCTACAGTCTATGAATCCCCAAGGCCATCACACCGGTGGTCTTGTTGGTTTTCTAAGGTCATTAGGTTTTCTAAATAGAACAATTGACCCTACTAGAATCATTTGCGTATTTGACGGACAGGCTTCCTCTTCAAGTAGAAAGAATATTGATCCTGAATACAAAGCAAATAGAAATATTAAGAGGATTACCAATTGGGAAATATTCGATGATAAAGATGATGAATTCCAGAGCATGACAATGCAAATGGGACGATTGGTTGAATACTTACAGTGCTTACCTCTAACTCTAATCTCTATTGATAAGATAGAAGCAGATGATACCATATCTTATCTAGCTCAGAAATTTGCAGCTAATAATAAAAAAGTAACAATTGTTTCTTCTGATAAAGATTTTTTACAGATAGTAGATGAAAATATAGAAGTTTATTCCCCTATCAAGAAAAAAACCTACGGAAAAAAAGAGGTACAGGAAGAAATAGGAATGATCCCTGAGAATTATTTAGTTATGAAAGCATTACTAGGTGATAACTCAGACAACCTTACAGGCATAAAAGGATTAGGACCTAAAACACTTTTAAAAGAATTTCCAGGCCTAGTAAAAGATCCTTTATTTGATTTAATCGATATTCATAAAATTTGTACAGAAAAATTACAGACTAAGAAAATATTTGCACAAATACTGTATGATTGGAATAAAGTAAAAACTAACTATGAATTGATGAATCTTTTACAGCCGAGGTTGGGAGATTACGAAATAGTTCATATATTAGATAAGATAAGAGAGCCAATACCTGCTCTACAGGTTGTTACTTTTTTAAAAATGTTAGAGGCAGATCAAATCGAAGCTCTAAACAAAAACGTTG